CTGCCCTGCATAATTTATCCCCTAAACCTTCGATAAGAAAGGTCCCTCTGATGTGCTTGGCTATACCATTTGATTCAGGTAATGCCAAGTCATCAAACCACTCACTAGCGGGCTAGAGAGTGGCGGAGTCCAAGTTGAACTGGACCCCGCATACGACATTCGTCGTATGGTTCGTGACGTCTTTCGACGTTGCGCGAATGGGCAGTTGGAGAGTGAACCCTTCAACGCACCCATTATTAACGCGGTAGAATACCGTTCATTAGACAGAAGGCCCTTGTCAGGGCTCGCCTGCCTACAGATCTCTAGCCACGACCAGGTTTGAATCTTGCGATTCCACCTGCCGTACTTGGAGGTCATGAACCTATCCATTGGTACTTCAAACGCCGAGTCGATAGTCCCAATAAAGGGACGCTCGAATCGTACGGTTGACGGGACCAAACTGATTAAGTACTCGCGTACTTTGTCAAAGTGGACAGCCCATAAGGGCTTCCGCAAGGTTAGGTTATGAAACTTGATAATGTTCTCGACAGAGTCGAGAGCATAGTCAAGCGTTAATGGTCGAATATCTCGACCCGCGTACCAATCTGCTCCACAAGACTCTCGGAATGGACCCTGTAAAAAGGTCTTATCCGGGTTATGTCTGAATCCAAGACCGCGAAGAATTCTCAAAACTTCGCGGGCCACGGATTGCCTGACAATGATGTCATCACCATAGACAATAAAGTCGCCTGGTGAGACAACGTGGCAGGCAGACGCAAAAATCAGCGTCTCTAAAGGGAAGCAGAAACCATTTCCCATTGACACAAACTTTTCGTAGACAAACTCGTCTGCGTCAAGCTTGTATTTCTTTGCCCGTAGAGCGTTCAAAAATTCGAACCACTCTGGAGGGAGAAGAAACCTAACGACCTCGGTAGCAATGCTATCCGAAGCGCTAGATAAGTCGATGGTAACGAACGGATCTTGCTGGCCAGGTAAACTACCTTGGCGAGCGAGTTCTTGATTGACAGTTTGATCCGTCAAATCAAGACCTATCCTCTTGAGGCGACGACGCATAAATTCGTCGACACCTTTCTGAAGATAGCCGTTCAACAATGGTTCGACCGCAATGGTTCTATCAACCAAAGTGGTCTTAGGCACAAAAACTATATTATTATTTTGTACCAACCGTACCTTCTCAGTGACTGATTTCTCAAACACTGAGTAGTCAAAGCAAACGGGACGTTCCGGGTGGGGGTTGAGAAGCTCCCACACGTGTTCGTCCTGCGCTAAGGCTGATACGGCATACGGAAGCGCACTTGGTGTACACGACCATTCTCGCGAGAGTAGTTTCCTCGCTAGATTGGTATTCTGACCGTGTACTCCAATTGACGCGCCAGGGCCAAAGCCACACTTGCGATAAATCTCGGGTAGCTCGGGTGCAAATCCGATTACGTACGAGATAAAGCTCGACATCCGTTTATGGATGTCGGCATCGCGGTTCCACCGACCAGTATTTAGGCGATGGAACTTCAAGTTGTACTTCCGGCAGCGATTCTCTGCATGCTGGAACTTTTCCACAGCCCTTTGACGCGCTTGTTGTTTAAGCTCGTCAGCGGGAAATGGGTACTTCTTGATAAGTGCGGCAAGCTGATACGCGAGGTAAGAATCCATCGCGGTGGAATGCACTGCTCCACCAAAAGTATCAGCCCACTGCAGAAGCCAGCCGTAGTCCTTTGAGGCGATAGCCTCGAGAACAGGGGCAGCGACTGTAGTAGGGTAGCTCTCCAAAACTGTTGACAAAAAGCCGGCATACGTCTTCCAGCTTAATGTTTCCAGTTTTTGATCGGTATGACGCAGATGTTGTGATAGCGTAACCTGTTTCTTGGGGTGCATTATTGCCTCCATTGAAAATGATACGACCAATCGTAGTATACGAATGGAAGTGAACGAATGACCATAGCAGAATTACAGCTAAGGTCAACAGCAGCCACGTTATCTTACGCACAGGGTTCGACAGATCTCATTAATACGAGATCTGAAGGCCTTTTACGTGAGTTTTCGCGGTTGCTGAGGACAGAAAACTGCCCATATCGTTCAGCAGGTCATCAACATCAGCCGAAGCAGCACCGACAGGGACAGAAACACTGATTGAGACGATCGCATTCCCCGTAGGGGTAAGCGCGTCCGTCAATGTCAGAGTCCTCGTCAACTTTGCTGAGGTACGGCCGACGCCACTGAAAACGGATGTAGGCTTAGGCGCCACACGAGAAAGCTGGACATCGTCCAACAAACTCAATGTGTGCGCTGGGCCCACGTAACCGATTGCATCCTGACCATAGCGGTCAGCAGTGAACGTCTTGGTGTTAATAGTTAAAGACATGAGGATAACTCCTTTAGTAGTAGAAAGGTCTGCAGAGGCTAGAAATTAGCCTTTGAACAGTCGATTCATTTGCGAAGTGAATAACGTTAAAGCATCAATTAACCGGAGGTCTTCTGTGACCCCCTGTATAGATTGAGGCCGCCACGTTAGGGACGGGCCAGCAAGTCCGGGTGCACGCACCACATCGGTGTATGTACTTGCGAACAAATTGTTGGATCCCCTGTCCCACTGATAGGTACCTGGCAGCTTGCACCACGAATTTGTGACCTGTAATGTTACGGTCCTCCTTCGTGTTGTAGTGGTCCAGGAACCTAACGGACGCTTGGTCAAATAAGGCAACAGAGCGTAGATAAAGTCGCCCACATTTACAAACCAATCAGCAACAAAGCTGTATGGCACGAGCTCCCATGGCAATGCTAGCATACCGCTAGCGTCGACACCGAGGGCTCTTTGTAAACTCACGACCTCTTCTATCACCATACCCGTGCGGACGTCGTAACTGTCCCCATAAGTAAGGTTGTAGTCGAAGGCGTAAGAAGTGTGAGCGTTCCAAGTCCCAGAAACTTGCGAGCTACCGAAAAGAGAAGATTCTCCTCTCGCGGTAAATCGCCTGGGTCTTTCATCGATCTGAAGCTGTCGTAAGACCGTATCTATGGTATGCACTAAAGGACGAATCCCATAGCGATATTGCAACCACATTGAAGCAGCATAATCATATGCTTCCTTGGAACCCGCTCTTAGTCCAACGTTCCGCCAACTCCTAGACTTAAGTCTTCGGAGAAAGGCGTTACCGGATTGAAGCGGGTCACGCAGAAGATTCAGAGTTTGACGAATTTCGGCGATGTCCTCTAGGACACCTCCGTCGTGCGCATTCGCTGAAGACCATGCTGACGTGGCTGCAAGAGACCTGGCTCTGATAATATCCTCAGAGTCAATGCAGTTTATAGGTACAGGCTTGGGGGATCCCGACACGTATTGACATGCGTGCGGTCCCACATTATTGTACGTAAAGTGCTTAACTGGCGAGGAACAACTGTTGGACTTAAAGTGATACTGCACGTGAGTGCCAGTAAAACTATGTTCTTCAGTTGCCTTCGTCATGGGTGAGATAATAACCTCACCTCTAGCACTCCTGCGCTTGTAATTAGGAGTAAGAATGTCCGTCATGCTGGTGAAAATACCCTCATAGGCGCCAACGAAATTGACAGAGAGGACCGTTCCAGAGGAACAGGTCTGATCTATGTCATAACGAAGGGCGTTTACAGGGGTCAATCCACCAACGGTGCGTGTACGTTCATAACTCATAATACAAGGTCTCCATAGATTAAGACTGAAGTCGTATTAAGACCTCAGAATGTTCCGTGTAATACCTAAAGGACGTACGAACAGAGGCCTAACTTTCGTTAGACCGACGATTCGTCCGAACTACTACCTTCGCTACGTACTCCCTGACAAGACGGTCAGAAGCCGTGAGATTCTCGTCGACATCATAAACATCGACAAGGACACGGTTCCGTTCATCCGTCAGCGGAGTTTCGTAATTCAACAAGTTCCAGTCAAAAGACTGTTGCGAGTTGATTGCGTCAAGCATTTCCTTAGAATACGACCCGTTAGAGTCGTGCTCCAAAGTAGACTTGATGCCGAAGAGAGCCAGCTCCTCTAGGGCTCGTTTGAACGTGGTTAGTTCAGACAAGGATTGCCCTATACCATGGTAGTAAGGGATAGCGCTTTGTGGTTGCCCACTCGCGCGTCCCAACAACTTCAGGTACAGGTTGATCTCTACGAGTTTTTCGTAGTACTCTTTTGGTGCTGACATAGTAGTTCTCCTTAAGGAAAATACAACGGGATCACCGGTTGTCAACCGATAACCAGTAAAGGTGCGTTCATTTCAATCGCACCACGACACCAGCTTTCGTAACTGGCCAGCCCTCAACGCCATCAAACGGTTTTAAGATCGTTTGATTCAAGCGCGGGCGGACCAAAACGGAGACTGG